AGGAGATAACACCATCGCGGGGAATAACACCCCCTTGACGAGAATTACCTGTGCCATAAGTAGCGCAAGCTAGTACTACTTCGTCCGAAAACCAGCTGTACCGCACAAGGCGGTATTTTGCTGGTCGCCAGACTTGTAGATACCTAATCTGCCCTCGTAGACGAGTCCTCCATCGATCACTGTCCCTGTCATGCAATACGATATCACCGAGGGCTTCTGGCCCTCGGCAGCGTCGAACGCTAGCAGGAATAAACCGATTGAGGATAAAACGCCAACAACTGCGACCAATGCTATAAGCCAAATTATCGGCTCGAGCGATCGCTTTGTTGACACCGTTCGCGAAGGCAATGAACTCATGTGGTTCCTCGGGGATGTTTTGAAGAGAGAATGGGCGGACATCTAGTCCGTTCCAGTAATCTCCCCCGCAACTCTCCCGAAAAGGCGAGTCACCCCAAAAGCTTTTTGAGCTGTTGAGGGTGAGACCACAGAAATTCAACGCGGCTACCACGTCCGAAACGACGTCATCTTTGCAGATAATATCGTCACCAAAAACGAAAAGATCCTTACCAAGACCACCGGCATAGCCTGCCTTACGGCTGACTACATCGACAATCGCAGCAAAGATAATCGTTTCTAGCTCGAACGTAAAACCGTTACCCATACTTGAGAATTTCTCCAAGTATGCCCACTTCTCCTGGATAAACGTACGTTTGGATCTTAAATCGTCCATTTGTTCGTACCAGGCGTGAGGTATGCAGAGTCTGACAAGATTCTTACATACGGTGTCGCTTGCGTTTGATAGATCGAGGGTAGCAAATTCCCTCGACACAGACGACTCACGGGCTATCCGCCTATGAACCTTCTGTGCTTGCTTCAGATCCCACCCTGTCGACGATTTAAGCCGGGCCTTCAGAGCACGTCCAATTCCAAGTTGGAAAAAGACATTAACTGATGGCTCGACCGCTATCGCACGATCGGTATGGGCTGTCTTGGGGACGGTAGTAAACCGGTTCCCCTTGACGAAGTCAAGTCTACCATCTGAGCGGGCCGCCAACGCGGCTCCGGCCTGGCTCCCCAGCCATTGGGGAAGAAACCAGACACAATCAGATGTCAGAGACGGGTCACTGCTTATTTTATGTGGTACGCTCGCGAAGCGTCCCTTGTCGGTGAACGTCGCACCTGGCCCGAACCGACCTTCCAGTAAGGAAGGCGGCCTGGAACCAATCCAACCGGTAACTGTGTTTTTAACCTCAGCTAGGAAAGCTGAGATCCCTGGCACCCGGGGGGAGTCTGCGAAGACTCCGTTTTCGGGCAAGTACCAGAACAGCCGGTCGTTAGAGTGCTTACACTGGAACTCGCCACTCCACCACTTGTCTATTGCGCGTTGTTTCCGCGAATCGGAACCCTGTGGGAAGTCTTGAAACTTCTTGAGGAAACCTATCGCTTGCGCTTCTAGATAGTATGAAATGGCGCTCCCGTGTTGACGAGGGTCTGCCGATAGACTGGCAATACCCTCCCAATCGCCGCTCTGTAGCATTTCTGCTATTCGAGCAGCAGCATGGGTGCCGATGTCGCGATAGAACATCGCGACACACTGCTTGATCGAACCGTCAAACATCACAAATCCCTTCGTTGTCACCAGAACTATGGTGGCCCTAGGCTAGCCTATCTTAGGCTAGGTTTCACCTAGGGAATCAACTTGCAACCTGAACTTTGTAAGTTCAGGTCACCGCGTACCCGGAATTGGCCATGGCCAAGACGGATGCGTGGTCGAGCAGGTTGAACAACTGGGCAGTGGCTTCTCCGATGTTGGAGACGGCCATGCTTTGTGGGACCGTGATGAGCCCCTCCGCAAACACCTTGTCCGTGAACGTGGTGACGCCGGTGGTCGAGTCCGTGATCGGGTACGGATAGCTGAAGGTAAACTTCAGTTGCCGTGCCGTCCTCGGGCCGTTCCATTTCGTCATCACCGTGAACACGGGACGGACGTTTGCAGGGGCGACAGACCAACCGGCAGCGGCGTCGTCACAACGCCACACCGCTGGGATACCATCACCTGCAGCGCCGGTAAGGCCGCTGTAGACGATGTCCGTCGACGCGTTTGCTTTCTTGACCGTGAGGTCAGCTTGAGCAGTCATTTTGTAACTTCCTTTGAATAGGAAAGGTTGAATCAACCTCTCATAAAACCCACCAGTAGCGCAATGGCGTTAGCCGCGCGTTTCCCAGAGGGCGCTTTGAGAGCTCGAAAACCGAGTTCCGGCAAGATAAAGGCCGTGGCTCGATTCACTTGAGCTATGTCGTACACGCCCACCCAACCATATGAGGTCCACTCGTATTGCAACGAGCGGGTCACGTAGGTTGTGGTGTACGCACCGTCGACATCAATACCATAGAAATCGGAGCGCAACTCCAGGTATTGCTGCACATTGGCGAACCAATCTACAACAAAACTGAAAGGAGTCAACTCCCAAGCTATAGTAAGGGGGTTTGTGAAACCCAGCTGATTTGCAAGCCAAAGGTCCGGATTGGACACCTGGACTCGCGCCCCGTACTTGACCCGAGAGATGGTCGAGCGTGTGCGTAGGTACCGAGTGTACGATACGCCTGGGGGGTCGAAGTACTCGACGGAACGGTTCTTTGCAGTACCTTTCACGTCTTTCTTCGGCAATGGTGCTTGGAGAACTTCCACTGCACCTCCTATGTCATCCACAAGCGGAGACCAACCATAGGAATACTCGAGCCATTGGCTCGCAGTACCCTTGTGGACTGGCTTCTTCGTGGTTGCGGGCATCTTCAGCTCGTGTAAAAACGTGCTGAAACGCCCATGACGTAGTGCTTTGTAAGCGCGGGCCAACTGCAAGGCCCTTGCTTCGATCATGGACAAAGACTGACCGACGGTCGCCAGTGCTGCGCCAATTTCGGCTGCATCACTGAACATGCCTTTCAGTCTATCGTAGGCAACGATTCTCGCCGGATTGACGTCAGGGTTACTGACTAGATCCGGGTCTGATTCGCTGCCAGCCCACTTGCTGTCCTCATTCCCGCTTTGAAACATTACCTTTGCGAAGTGAATCGTGTAAGGTAGCATCAAGCTGTAATCAAACGGTTTCGTTTGCTTATACTTGAATTGATCAAAGTAATAGGGGTGAGAACTATAGGTGGTGCGATGAGGTCCAGTGATGGGGGATACCATAGGTAGCCCCCTCCCTCGAGAGCCCAGCCTTCACAGGCTGTATAATTGAATAAAGGCTCACAACAAAACCAGCTCGGCGCTACCTAAATGCGTCGATTAACCTTAAAGAAAGGAACTGATCTAGCTCGCTGTTATCAATAGCGAGTCTGACTTCTGTCGACCTACTTCACCTTCTGTTGAAGGGAAGCGGCAGAGTCAACACAGGTTGTCAAAAACCTGAAAGGGACCCCGTG